GAAATAACTTCTATGTTATCTGAATATATTTCAATGGAAATTGATCTTGAAATATTAGATATGTTAATTAGGAATGCTGATACTGTTGAAGGATGGAGTGCTACAGTTGCAAAAGATGTAGTTGCAAGCTCAAACCATACTTCTGGAGGTACAGCTAATGCAACATTCACATCAACAATTAATGATGCTGGTGTATATTATACAAAAATGTCATGGTTCCAAACTTTAGGTATTAAATTACAAAAAGTTAGTAACTTGATTCACCAGAAAACATTAAGAGGTGGTGCTAATTGGATGGTATGTGGTCCTAAAGTATCTACAATTCTTGAATCAATCCCAGGATTTGCTGCCGACTCTGCAGGAGACGACGACAAATACAACATGGGTGTTCAAAAAGTTGGTGCTATAAACAACCGATATACTGTTTATAAAAACCCTTATATCACAGAAAATATTATTTTAATGGGATATAAAGGAAGCCAATTCCTTGAAACAGGTGCAGTATTTGCTCCTTACATTCCTTTAATTATGACACCTCTAGTGTATGACCCAGCTTCATTCACACCAAGAAAAGGTATCATGACTAGGTATGCTAAGAAAATGGTACGACCTGACTTCTATGGTAAGGTATATATCCAGGATTTAAATGATATGTAATAATTGATTTTAAAATCTTTTCTAAAGAGAGCCGCATTAGCGGCTCTTTTTTTATATTTATATCTGATAAACAATATAGGTCACTATTGTTTTAACAATATAAAAACGGGGAAAATGGCCTCTATGGATTGACCACTATAGTTGTATCCCTATAATCTCATAAAAAAATTTAAAAAAATGGGAGTATACAATAAATCTTATTTAAAAACTAAGAACAGAACTTTTGATAACATACTTGATAGCTATGTAAATCGAGTAGATGATGATGCATCATCTAATTATAATATTCGAAAAGGATACAACAGGTATTTTCTTGAAGAATATTTTTCACAAACACCAGGTGTCAATGGAGATTTAGCTAGTGGTACTGAGGCAACAAGAGTACCTCGTAATAGACATTTTGAAATTCTTGGAACAAATGGAACTTCAGCATTAGCAACATTTGACCACGAATATTCAGGAGTAACACTAACAACTGATACAGCAGACAATGATCAAATGATTATTGTTCCACATTTAGATACTAAACAATCTGCTTGGGCAGTAGCAGGTATGTGGGATTCACATAAAGAAGTTGATTGGTCAGCAGCTATTACTACAGGAGGTACTATTACTACTTATTCAATCTGGGCAGGATTAAAATTAACAAATACCCCTGTATATGCAACTGATACAGATCAAGCTTACTTTATATCTGGTACAGATGATGATCATGGTGCCTTTACTACTAATGGTAATCTTCACTGTGTAGTTAGCTCAGGTGGTACAGATTATATTACTGATTTAGGTATTGCAATTGCAGCTAATACAACATATCATCTAAAACTTTCAATAGATTCAAATTTAAAAGTTTCTGCTTTTGTTAATGGATCACAATATTCATTAACTTCAGCTACTACAGCAGGAGGTGTTACTACTGGAACAGGTACTGATAAATCACCAGCTATAGCTACTAATAAAGCACTTATTCCTTACATTGGAGTAATGTCTCATACTGGAGCAAGAGCTTTAAGAGTACATCACCAAAAAGCTAGTTGTAAATTAGTAGCATAATTATTAATTATCAATTATTTTTTAAAAGAAGAGTCGCGTAAGCGACTCTTTTTTTTATATGTATAATCAAACGTTACATTATATGACTAAACAAAATATCAACAAAAAACCACCAAAAGGTTCTGTAAAATTTTCAATTACTTTATCACAAGAACAAAAAAAAGCAAAAACTGAAATTTTAAAACATCCATTTAATTTTATAGTAGGAAGAGCAGGAAGTGGTAAAACTTTATTAGCAGTTCAAGTAGCTTTAGATCAATTTTTTAAAAGAGAATTTAATAAAATTATCATAACTAGACCAACAGTATCTACGGAAGATAATGGATTTTTACCAGGATCAGAAAGAGAAAAAATGGAGCCATGGCTTGTACCTATTCGTTCAAATATGCGTAAGATTTACAATAAACCACCTATATTAGAAAAAATGGAAACTAGTGAACAAATTGAATTAGTTTCATTAGCACATTTTAGAGGTAGAACATTTGATAATAGTGTTGTTATTGTAGATGAATTCCAAAATCTTACAAGATCTCAATTAGCAATGGCTATAGGAAGATTAGGTAAAGATTCAAAAATGATATTTTGTGGTGATTCCTATCAAATCGATTTAAAAGATAAAAACTATTCAGCATATCATGACATGGCTAAATTAATAAATTCTAATTATGTTTATAAAGCATTATTAAATGATAGTCATAGACATGATGCTATAGAAGATTTATTAGAATTATTGAACGGCTATCATTAATTTTTCGTATTCTTTTTATATTTATACACGAATAACCTAATCTAGATATAAAATGGCAAGAATACCTATATGGCCCGGCTCATCATCATTTAATGATTCATTAAATCCTACTCCTTTTGGGTTTTATGATGATGATACTTCTTTTCGAGATGACGCTGATAAAGTAGCAACTTATATAGTTCAAAGACTAGGTTATCCTTTAGTTGATATTGAATTACAAGATATAAATATTTATTCTTGCTTTGAAGAAGCAGTTACAGAATATGGAAATCAAGTATATACTTTTCAAATAATTCATAATTTACCTAGATTAATAGGAAAATCAACAGGTTCAAAATTAAATCAAGTTAGAATTAGTAGTAATGTTAATATTGCTAACGTAGATGAAGGATCAGGTGGAGGAGGAGCTGCTTATTTAGATAATGAGGGTCAAATACATACAGGATCTTTAGAAGTTAAACAAGGAAAACAAAGATATGATTTATTACAAAATGTAGGATCTACAATAAGTGGTAGCAGTTCAGGGACTATAACAATACAAAGAATATATCATTATGCCCCTCCAGCTATTAATAGATACTTTGATCCTTATGCAGGTACTGGTACAGGTATTCAATCATTAATGCAAACTTTTGGATTTGGTAATTATTCTCCAGGTGTAAACTTTATGTTAATGCCTATATATTTTGATATTTTAAAATTACAAGCAATTGAATTTAATGATCAAATAAGAAAATCTCAATATCATTTTGATATTAATGGTAATAGATGGTTAAAATTATTTCCTATCCCAACAAGTGATTATACTCTTCATTTTGAATATACTGAAACATATACTGATGATGATGGAGCAGAAGACCCTACAATAAATCCAGAAACTGGAGTTTCATCTTCAAGAAGCCAAATAACAGATTTATCTAATGCTCCTTATGAAAATCCTACATATTCATATATTAATTCTCCAGGTAGACAATGGATTAGAAGATATGCATTAGCACTTGCAAAAGAAATGTTAGGTAGTATAAGAGGTAAATATCAAACTATACCTATCCCTGGTGATGTTACAACTTTAGATCATTCAAGATTATTAGCTGAAGCAGAAGCTGAAAAAAATAAACTCATAGAACAATTAAGAGAAGATTTAGCAAAAACTTCTACCTTAGGACAATTAGAAATAGTAGAAGCTGAAAATACAGCAAGATCAAGTGGTTTACAGCAAGATGGTAGATATCAAATTTATATACATTAATGATTAGTTTAAAAAAAATATTATTAGAAGTTTTAAATAACTATAGTGTAGAAGTTGATCTATTTATAGATCCACAATATAACACATATGATATTTTAAATGAAATTAGAGCACTAACAGGAATAACAATTGTAACTATTATAACTCCAGAAGATTATTCCCAAACAGGGGGAGATGAATATATTAGATTAAGAATAAAATTTGTTACAAGAGGAGAAGCTAATGAAATGTTACAAAGTTTTTTAGATGATGCCTTATCTACTAGTCCTGGACCTGAAGAAGATAATATAAGAATACAAGGAATAAAAAATTTAACCTTTAGAGAAGGTACTTTAAAAAAACTATAATGGCTATATTTGGAGGATCAAGAGACATATCATTATTTAAAATAGTTAATAAAGAACTTTTAAAAGACATTATTCAAACTGAAGTTGCTTATTATAAATTTGCTTTAAACCAAACAAAAATAAATGTCTATGGTGAAGCACCTGGAAAAAATTATTATGAGCCTTTAAAAATAGCATGTTTAATAGAAAGAACAGATCAAACATGGTCATCAGATGACTTTGGTTCAGATGTTAATCAAATTCATAGTTTTCGTTTTTTAAAAGATGATTTAATAGAAATAAATTTAGTTCCTGAAATAGGAGATTTATTACTTTTTAGAAATAATTTTTTTGAAGTAGATGAAAAAGTTGAAAACCAACTTTTTATGGGAAGAGACCCTAACTATGCTATTTCAACCGAAACTGTTGATTTTGGAGAAAGTTTATCAATTTTATTAAATACTCATATTTCAAGAGTTGAAAAATTAAATTTAATACCTTTAAGAGGAGGTAAATATCCAACAACTACTAAAGTAGATGGAGGTATAAAAAACCAATAAAAAATGGCTAATGAAAAACAAATAAATCCTAGAAGACCTATACCTTTAGGTCAATATGATAAACTTAGAGAAAACCTAAGATCAGGTTTTGCTGAAGGATTTCCTGTTCAAAATTTCCCTTCTATCGATAATAGGCCTCAAACAAATAGAGCTAATTCTACAACTAGAAAAGATGATACTATAAGAGATGTTTCTGTAGGATTACAAGATCATGATGAAGCTATAATGTATTATTTCAATAATGTTATGAGACCTTCAATAATGGTTAATGGAAATAGAACTAATGTACCTGTAATATATGGAGCTCCTGAAAGATGGAAAGGAGTCCAAAGAGATGGATATTATAGAGATAAAGAGGGTAAAATCCAAGTCCCTCTTATTATGTTTAAAAGAAATGGTATTGAAAAAAGA